ATGACTGATCGACAGTTTAACCTATTCATCGAACTTGTCATCCAGATCTTGCAAAAATGCAAGAGCCTGGACGACGCAATTGAAATCTTAGAAGCGCTTCGCTCCTAAGTAAGAAAAGTAGATGGCGGGCGGCCACCCGCCATCTACGATCAGTATACCACAGAAACTCACTAATTACAACAACAAAGGAGAAAGTTATGAAAAACTATAAGGATTTTGCAAAAAAATATATCGGCGAAAGCGACATCGCCTCTTTAACCGTACGCAGCGGCAGCACTGTGGCCGCTCTCGACTTTGGCCAAGACAACGAATATCAGGCGTATATCGTAGACGGCGACACGGCAATCCCTGACCATTATCACCTCGTTCTTGACCTGGAGCATTGGATCAACATATATGATGACCGTGAGCTGGCTTTCAGTGCTTCTGCGGATCATATCCGTGTTTACCGCGCTGGAGAAATGGGCTGTATTATTCAGCTGGACGGCAATGCCGATGTAAAAAAACTTGTGACCGTTGACGAACTGCTATTCAAACTGGAACAAGCTGCAAACAAATAATGCACCAACAGATGGTGCAACATCATTAGGAGGATAACATGGCAATTCTGAACGACATGGGGCAGCAGGTGTCCTTTGAATGTACTGAGCTGATCGAGGATGTGCGGGAGGATATTCAGCGCATGCGCCGCACCAAAAAGGTAAGCGTAGCTTGCAGGGTCAAGGCCGGAGTCAAGATTGTGTTTGACTACGCCCTTGATAAGGACGAGGAAAAGCGCATTCAACTGGCAGACGACGAATGGATGGAAGCAATGACCTTGGGACAGCTCCTTGCTTATGCGATCCGTCAAAACCGTTTGACTGTGTCTCCTGGTTCTTTTGATAGCGTCAGTGAACTATTTGACGCCAGCGGTATGCCGATGAGTAGTTTTGGCAGTTTCTTTGGCGTGCCGCCGCGCACTATGCAGGCTTGGATTTATGGTGATAATCCTTGTCCGCAGTATGTCATTGATTTAATGGCTTACAAATTGGAACACGAAAAGAAAATCTAATAGCAAAGACCCGGTGGGATCACTCCCTGCCGGGTCTCTTTTCTTATGTCTTATGCTTTTTCAATCAGTGCCGGATCGGCGGCAATATAGCCACCGTCCACCAATTCGTAGAACGGCGTGTCCGTACTTCTGTCAACACCCCTTGCCATTAGCACATCGCCGGTCTTGACCAGCCGTAGCACATCCTCGTCTCCCAAGATCGGGCGGCTGTGGACCCTGACGGATCCTTGAAACACTACCTTGATCTGGAATGCCTTGTCCTTTTTGGCCGCCTTGGTGGCGGGTTTCTTCGCTTCTGCCATTTTGGTCTCCTTTACTTAACAAACTTCTTGTTGCCGTCTTTTTCCCACACACACAGCCAGCCGGAGGGGCAGCGCGCCCACAGGTTGCCGGTGGAGAGCAGCTTTGTCTCCAGCACAGTGATGGTGGTGCCTGCACGAAACATAGCGTCTGCTTTTGACTTGCTGCTTGTAGCGTGTCGCCGGCCGTCTGTGGTCAGATCCTTGACCTTTTTGCGGCCGGTGGCAGCACCTGCACCCCTGTAAATCCCCCGCACCGCCGTGGTGGTGTATTTACCCGGCTTTACGGTAGGCGCCTTGGGTGTTGCTTTACGGTAGTTCACATCGCTTGCCGCGTAAACCGTCTTAGCACCCTTGGCATTTGTGAACAGCCAAATACCGCTGATGTCTGACGCAAGGGCGGCAGGCTGTACATACACTTCCCTGGCGTTCTTGACCTTTGTGTACTTCCGCCGATTGGCAGTCATGGTGAACTTGCCATCATACCAGTACGGATCCAGCACGATCAGGTTACCGGATTTGTCCAGGCCGCCAATATAGATATAGTGGCCGCCATTGCTGAACAGCTTCTTGCCGCCACCAGATACGCACACAATAGCCTTGCCGCCGGCTTTTAGGTGGTTCTTCAGATCGGCAACGGTCTTGGCTCGCTTGCTTACGATGGAGTAGTGCTTTTCAAGGTACGCTGCCACTGTATTCATGTTGGTGCCGTCTGCGGACCGTGCGCCCATCAGTAGGCACTTCTGTGTCCAAGCTATCGTGTCTAAGCTGGTAAAGCCGAAGTTATGGAGCACCATAAGACTGGCGCACACCCCGCAACCACTGGTGTAGATACAGCCGGAAGTGCCGTATTTATAGGGGTGGGTCTTGCTTGGGTATCTGATAGATTTGCACTTTTCGGTGGTCTGCCGGCAGTAATACAGCTTACTCATTGTTTACCGCCTCGCTTTCTGCCGTTTCTGTACGCTCCAACGCCAGGGTTTCGTCTGCCTTTAGCGCAGCCGTAGTAAAGCTGTTGTTCTTCCACCATGCGGCCAGGGAAGCTACCACGGCCACCACCGTTGACACAGCGGTATAGACTTCATCGTCGCTGAACGGAAGCGGGTTCTTGCCAAAGGCATTCAAGAGTACATTCAGCAGAGATACCGCCAACACGACGGTTCTTGCAATTGTTCCTGCGGTTACTTTCATAGTTAATCCTCCTTTTGCGGCTCCTCCGGGAGCGCAATTATTTCATTATAGAATCGTGTCATCATACCATTGCCGCCCAAGGCATGGTAGGCGTCATACACCTTGACCATAGCTTCTTTTGCATAGAGGGGGCAGTAGTGCCGCTCGGTATGCTTTTCGTGCTGCCGTATGATCTCGGCACGCAATATGGATTGCAAGCCGTTTTCAATGGCTATGTACCTGGCTGTGGTGACTTCGTCCATTGCTTTCTTGCTCTTTTTCTTTGCAATCAATGAAGCGATAACGGCAGACACGGCACTGCCTACCACCGTTGACACGGCAGCAGTCAGGGCGGCGGTGAGAAATGCGTTATACATCGGTCTCACCCCCTTGCAGGGCGTTGATCTCTGCTCGGTATGCCGCCCGCTGCCGGCGGATCGGTGCGTACTCTTCCTCAGATAAAGCACCGTCTGTAAATTTCAAACACAGGTAGTCGGTCTCCGCCAACTCAGACTTCAAAAACGCAATGCGGCTTTCGATTTCAATGCTCATTTTGCCACCCCCAATATCTCGATCTGAGTGCCCGCTCCGATCGTCTTGCCGTTGGTCGGGAACGACAGCGCTTTGATTGCGCCATGGCCCTCGGCGTCCTTAAAGATGTTGAATGTGATCCCGCTGGCGGCCCAGATAGCGCCACCAGTCATTAAGTTGGCTGCATTAAAACCGCTGGATATGTTACCCTTGTTGACCAGCACCCGCACCATATCTTCGGCGATCTCAATTTCTGCAACAACAAATGCACCCTTGGTCGTGGCCGTCTCGTACCGGAAAGCGTTAGGCAAAAAACACTTACTTGTGTATGAGTTCATGTACACCGTCTGATCGCCTGCGGCGGAATTTGCAACGCTCCCGGCCACAGCCATACGCAGCCTTATCTTCTTACAGGGCTTAGCTAAGTCCCATCTTTGGTTCGCTGTGGTGTCAGCGTCAAAGGCCTTGGAAAACACAGGCTCCCATGTTTCGCATGCGCCTGCCAACTCCTCTTTCACCTCGGCAAGGCCCGTCGTGGCGGCTGTGATCTCCTTGGCCAGGGCGTCAGTCAGCAGACCTTTTCCGATGATACTATCGGAGAAGTGCCAGGCTTTGAGCGCCTTGCTGCCGATCTTCAGCGTTGTCACCGCGCCTTCCTTGATGTTATCTTGCTCCACGGCACCGTAGCCAATTTTGGCACTCGTGATTGCCCTGTCTGCTATTTTGGCGCTCGTAATTGAATTCAGACCGATGTTCCCAAGCGCCGCACCCTCTGCCAGGTGCTTTGCCTGCACTGTTCCGTCGCCTACATTGGATAGCACCGCCATATACTTCCAGGTGGCTTTGTCCGCCGTACCGGTGGTCGTGCATTGGTAAACTGTGCCGGTGCTCAGGTTGAGATACAAGTCACCGATGAATGCGGAGCTGATCCCGGAAGCCGGGTAGGTGGTTTCACTACCCGCTGCACCATCAATGGCGGTGCCGGTGTGCCATTTGTTGAGTAGCACATCATCTGCGGAAAGATCTGCGCCCGCTGCCGTGGACAGATCCCACTCTTCAACCGTCACATTCAGCATGGTGCCGTCATTATAGTTGATGAATGAGGTGTCTGGCTTGCCGATGTATGCCAGTTTAATAATGTCACCCTCGCTGACTGCTGTAACGATTGGCCCTGTGATGTAGGTCTCATACTTAGCGGATCTTGTGCGTATACACCGCTCAATGCGTTTTGCCGTGCCGTCTGCCTTGACTATGTACAAGTCCATTTCACAGCTCGTTAGATCGGTGGACTCATACATATACGCCTGCCCGGTGATCCTCACTTTGCTTATGCCTTTACCTATTTTGACGCCGCCGTCAGCCAGCGTGAGCGCTGTGCCGTATTGGCGTGCCGCCGATGTAAGGTTTAGGTACACCGGCGCCTCGTATGTTCCTTCAGCCGTCGGCGTGAATTTGGCGGCAAGGACCGCCTGGATGTGTGTGGTTTGCGCCTGCTTGTGCAATCGCCCATTGACAAGCGCTACAGCCGCCTTGAGCGTTGCTACATCTTCGGCCGCCGGCACTTGGGACAGCTTGGACAGTGCGTCCCGGAGGGCGGACCAGTCGTCGCTTTGTTCCATACCGGCAGTGCTCTGGGTACCGTGCACTTTAACATCAAATTTAGCCGTTGTAATGACCTTTCCGTCCGTAGTGGACAGTAGGATCTCTACTTTGCTTGTTCCCAGGATGAGCATACTGCTTTTCATGGTCAGCTGGACCTTGCCGTCGATCACTTGGGCGGTGATCAGTGCTTTAGTACCATTGGGTCGGATCATGACCGCCCTGGCTTCTGCATCTGCCGGGAGTGCGTACAGTGCGCCGTTGTCCAGGAGGTTGATCAGAATAATGCGCCCGGCGTCGTCTTCGGCTTTTGCGCTCACGGTCACATAGCGGTTGGCACCGTTGATGTCGATAAATATTTCCTGCAATGTTGTCATTCGATATCATCCTCCGTTTCGGTATAGGCTTTGATCAGTTCAAGTGTGTTGTCGGCTGTCATACTGTCTCTGTTCAGTTGGTGAATGCCCTGCATGGCCTTATAGCTTCGTTGGGTCACTCTGCGGTAATAGTTGCGCTTGAACGACCCGATCTCACACCCGGTCAGTTCGTGCTTTAGGCAGTCATACTCCAGCTTGATCACTCTTGCCTTGGCTGACAGGCCCAACTTATTCAAAGCGATAGTAACGGTGTCCCCGAGTTCTATATGTTCCAGCTCTTTGAACATTTGGTACGCCGGGTCCTTTCGCAGATCTAAGTAGTCAACGGCCACATTGATCTTCGGCTCATCTATTCTGTCCACCGAGAATTCCAAAGCGGCTAACCTCCGGATCTCCTTAATCACATCTTCGATGTCCGTAAACGCCGCGTCGTTGTTTGTCAAGCGGCGTAATGAGTGCTTAAAAGGGTTCATACCGCTGCCAGTCCGTCTTACTATGTTGAACCATATTTTGGTTACCCCTTTGGGTACCGTGAAGCTGTAAGCAAAGCTGTTCCCCCACCAGTCGTTTGTCGCAAAGAATGCAGGAGCCGTCATCCACTGATCTCCGTCTTTGTAAGCGTAAAAAAAGGGGCAGTCTTTTCTATATCGACTTGTCAGTCTGTAACGACTGTTTGCAGACACTGCCGCTACACCGTAGAAGCAGTTCTTCTCGTTTACGCGTATCACCTTTTTGCCGCTCTGCTGTAGGCGGCCTGGGTATATGGAAAACGGCTGCGGCGTATATTTAGAACTTACATAATACGACTTGATGGCAATATGGGGGTAGCTGAACTCCTTTTCTTTTTCGCTTACTACCAGCTCGTCATTGTATATGCCCTCCGTCGTGGTTGGCAGAATACTTGTGACCACATCGTTGGTGTTGACCGTGAATTCCACTCCAGAGGCATTGACTCCATCTCTAAGAACAAGTCCTCGGTCTTTTCCCAACTGTTTCATAATCTGAATGTTAAAATTATCTGGAAGCCATTCGGCTGACCATTTGCGGATCACACTCTCATCGTCCCCAAGCAATGCGTCGTATGCGCTCTTGGCGTCTGAGTAATAGCAGGAAAACGACTTGAATGTGTCGAGTCCGGTTACACTCGGGCTGAAGTCGGATGTCTTCAATACCGTGCTTGCAAAGCCGTAACAGTTTGATTGCTCATCCCCGCATTCTCCTGGCAGCGTCCGCTTCAAGTCGAATATAATATGTTGCGCTGAAGCTTTGACTTTTGTGTCAGAAGTAACGACTTGCCATATTCTGAATGCCTGGCGTTTTGCCCATGGTGTGTCCACCACCAACACATTTTCTTCTGCGATGTACTTCCACCGACCCAGTGTGTCTACCGGGTGCTCCATCTCCACCACTATGGCGCCGCCCAGTTCAATGCTTACGGTGCAGGAATAAGGCGTCAGTACCATATCGCCATTGTGTTTCAGTGCCGCTTTTCCTGTGAAATTCTGCTTCGAATATACTTCGATCATAGGCGCCTCCAGTTGGGCACATACTCCAGTGTTGCAGGGTTCTTCGTTCCGCCGAATTTGATCGTATTTGCGCCCTTGACCAACACCAGGCCGTCCAAGTCGCCGGTTGCGCTGCCGTTGATGATCTTATAGTCGCCGGTGTAGACCATACGCCTTTCCACATCTATAATTGTGGTTGGCGTTGTGATCTGTACGGTCACTGCATTGCCGTTGACTGTGATCGTTGCCGTGTTTCCGGTTGGGTATTTTGTCGTTATATAGAAGATCGGGTACGCTGTCTCAAACTGATTGTTAACGGCCTCCGGGCACGGCACTCTTGTTCCACCGCGCACCAGGTACTGGTATGCGGTGCAGGTGAATGTGACCGTAAACTGTGCCAGCCGCCGGTATATGCGAGTGAACTCTGAGGTCTCCACCTTGCGGACCCGGAGGTAATACTCCGCGTCGTCGTTCTTGATCAGCCGGCTGGGGCCGATCGGGTGGAATAGCCAGTCTTTGATCTCGCGCACCCGCTCGTCCCATTCTGTGCCGTCCTGTACCAGGAAGTTGCAGGAATACGCTACCTGTATGTCTTCGTATGTACCTTGGTCAAGGTAGTAACTACCGTCCATAGCCGCCACATTGGTTTCCTCAATCTTTTTGACTGCGGCGGGCATATTGGGCCGCTGGGTTGCTTTAACCCCCAGTTCGGAGGCATTTCTGCCTCCGAAAGTAAAGTCAAACTTATCCATCGGTATCTAACCCCTTTGCCATTTCATAGTTCCGCTGGTCTTTGGTGACCTCGTCCGTGACTTGCTGTACGACCTTACTGCCGATCTCCTTACCGTCCAGGTAAGTATGTACGATCACTGTCGGACGAACACAGGCGATCAGTCGCTGGAGCTGGTTGTCCAGCATTTTGCTAAGGGCCGTATAGAACGGACTCAACGGCAGAATTGCCTCTCCGCCGGTGCTTGGTTCACCGCCTGCCAGCAGTGTGCCGCCGTATGCGCCAAAGATCTGTCGCCCGCGCATAATGGCGCCGCCTGCGTACCAGTCGATATTCAGCTTGGGCACAGACGGCGGATCCAGGCTGAAGCTGCCGGTGATACTAAAGTGCGGCAACTTGATGTTCGGAAATTTCAATTTTAGCTTGTTGAAGAAGCCCCGAATGGCAGCCAAACCTTTGCTCACAATGTTTTTTGCATTGTTAATACTGTTGGATATGCTGTCTTTGATCCCACCGAAAATGCGCGCTACCAGGTTTTTAATCCAGTTCAGCGGTACGCTGATTATGTTCTTTAGCGCATTGAATACCGTCGATACAACCGTCCTGATGGTGTTGACCACTGTGGTCACTACGGTCTTAATCGCTTTCCAGGCAGTGGTTATAATCTTTTTCCAGATGGTCACATAAGTGACGATCACAACACGGATTGCAGTGAACACCTTGGTGATTATATTCCTAATGCCGTTGATAATTGGCGTCAGGACAGCCTTAATACCGTTCCACACAGCGGTCCAGACTCGCTTGATCGCATTACCGACAGTCGAGATGATGGTGCGGATCACTTGCAGTGCGCTTGAAATAACGGTCTTGATAGCATTGAATGCGGCGAAAACATATTGTTTACAATTTTCCCATATAAAGCGGAATGGCAGCGTTATAATGTTAAACGCAGCGCTGAACAGATTGGCGATGAACATAATGGCCACCTGTATTCCGTTCTTTATTCCGTTCCATACTGTCTTAACAAAGTTCCACAATGTCGTGAAGATGTTTTTTATCCAATTCCAGGCTGTCTGAAATATGGCTTTCGCTTTGTTCCACACATTTTCCAATGCCGGCTTGATTTTGTCCCAATTCTTGATGATCAGCACGATACCGGCTACTACAGCAGCCACAACGGCGGCAATAATCACGCCTTTAAGGCCAAGCGTCGAAAATACACCTGTGATAGCCTTACCTATCTTCCCGGCGCCGCTGGAGATCTTGCTGACCAGGCCAAGGCCGGACACGGCGCTCTTGATCTTGGAAATGCCGGATATTGCACTTCCGACTGTACCAATAATTTTCCCTACGCCAAGGAGTAGCGGTCCGATAGAGGCCACCACTAATGCGATCACAGCAATCGTTTTCTGTTGGCTGTCACTTAAGCCATTGAACTTGTCTATGGCGTTGGTCACAGCTTGTGTGATGGAGCGGATCTCCGGTGTGAATTGTGAGGCCAAATTGATTCCGGCAGACTCAAAAGCACCGCTCATGTTTTCCACATCGCCTGCCAGATTGTTCAGCATGTTGTCCGCCATATCCTGTGCGGCGCCGTCTGCGTTCTTAAAGCTGTTCGTCATTTTGGTGAGTGCGCCGGACCCTCGGTCGATCAGCGCCTGCATGCCTGACAGCGCATTCTTGCCATACAGTGTAACGATGGCATTTTCCTTTTGTTCTTGGGTCATACCCTTAAACTTGGACTGGAGTTGCGCGACCTGCTCACTAAGGGAGATCATGTTGCCCTTGTTATCAAAGAACTTGACACCCAGCTCTTCCATGGTGTCTCTCATTGCTTTGGTTGGCGCTGCCAGTCGTGACAATGCGCCGCGAAGAGATGTACCAGCCTGGCTGCCTTTAATACCCTGGTCGGACATAATGCCGATCGCAGCTGCGGTTTCTTCAAGAGAAATACCTAATGATGAAGCGACGGGTGCAGCATACTTCATGGCCTCGCCCATGTCTGCCACTTCTGCATTGGTGTCTGCCGCCGCCTTGGCGAACGCGTCAGCCACATGGACAGACGCACTGGCGTCCAAATTAAAGGACCGCATTGTGGTAGCCATTACTTCAGCCGCATTGGCTACATCACCGCCGGACACAGCCGCCAGGTTTAGTACGCCGGGAATACCTGCCATGATCTCCTTGGCGTTATATCCTGCCGTTGCAAAGTTCTCCATACCGGCTGCGGACTCAGAAGCTGAGAACACCGTGTCTGCACCCAGCTGGATGGCTTGCTTGCGCAGCTTATCGAATTCGTCGTCTGTCGCACCGGCGATCACCTTAACGCGGGACATCTCACTGTCGAAGTCCGAAGCGGTCTTGACGGAAGCAACGCCCACACCTGTGACGGCGGCGGTAATGCCCATCATTTTCTTGCCCGCTGCTGATACCTTATCTCCTGCGGCTTTCATTTTGTCGCCGTACTCTTTTAGTTTTGCAGAGGAAAGCTCTTTGTTGGCCTCTTTCAGCTTCAGTTTCATGTTTTCCAGTTCCTTGGAAAACAGTGTGCCTTGGTTCTTGGCCTTAGCCAGTTTATTGGCATTGCTCTGTAGCTTGCTTTCATTCTCAGCCAGGGCCTTTTCGGCCGCTTTGACTTCTTTCTGCAAGGCTTTGGTTTCCTTGCTGTTCTTGCCTGTTGCCTCGGCCGATTTGTCATAGGCTGTTTTGGTCTGATTGAGCTTGTTTTGCAGCTCTGAATGCTGCTGCCACAGTTTCTTATCTTCAGCTGTCAGTTCGGCTACCCGCTTACTGTTGGCAGAGATCTTCTCCTCCTGGGCTTTGATCTTCTCTGTGAGCATTTGTACCCGGGCGCCAACCTCCTGGTGAGACTGACCCATCAGCTTAGCTTTTTGGGCGGCTAAGGAGTACTCCTGCTGTAGTTGCCGCATTTGGGCGTTTGCCTGCTTCATCACAGCTGTATAGCTGTTGGCGCTGGCCGTCAGTCGTATAGACGCTACTGCCATTGTCGTCCTCCTTTCTATCGCTCATCTGCGTGTTCCAGCTTATACTTGGTCAAAGAGAGTATGGCAAACACATCACCGGTAAGGGCGTATTGCAGATCGCAGCGCAGGCATTGGGTTGCCACATCCAGTAAGCTGTTGATTACTTCCAACTGCGTGCTCCAATAGTCTTGCTCGTCCTCTTCGTCCGTGTAGCCGTTCTCTCTGTCGTATTCATCGAATAGACTTTTTACTCGTTCCACCTGTTCTTCCGGACTCAGCCGGTTGATGGCTTCCGTGATCCGCTGTGCCAAGAAGTGGGCTGTGTTGCCCGCCACCAGCACTTCCTCTATGTCGGCTTTCAGTACATAGCCCGCTGCTGTTGGCAGCACGGCTTGTACAAGGCGGATCGTTGCTTGCAGTCCCGGTGGTTCATCCGTACCGACGGCACGCATATAGGTGCAGTACCGCCGGTAGAACTCCAGCGACGCCGTGGAACGGTAGATTGTTCCGTGGCAACTGACCGTTATATCCGGGATCAGCTGCCACGCTTGAAATTTGCTGTCATTGCGTCGATCTTCTGTTCAATCCGTTGTGCCAGATTTAGATCCACTGCCATGTAAGCTACGATCACATCGGCCACATCGGTGTCGCTCTCTGCCAGCTCTTCGGGTGTGAACTGTTCACCAAAAGCGATAGCCAAAGCGTTAATGATGGCGGTGTAGGTCGGAGCGTCGATCGTGTCCTCCTCCAAGTTGACCGCTTCGCACGCCTGTTTGTATCGCAGGTATGTAGCCGTGCCCATGTGGTTGATCGTATATGTCTTACCATTAAGCTCCAGCTGGGCAGCCGGAGCCTTTTCCATAATTGCGTCCATGTTTTACTCCTTTAACCGCCGACGGCTGCTGTGCTTGTCGGCCACTCCTGAACTTTAGAGAACCAGTCGGCAATAGCACTGGCAGCGTCCGTGTCTTCTGTTATCAGATTGCTTTCGTCTACGGAGCAGCTAAAATTACCGTCGTATTCACGCGCACAGCAGGACAGTTTAACCGTGTCGGTCTGTGTAGACACCTTTTCCGCCTTGGTCTCGTTCGTCTCCTCCATGCCCTCGCCGGCGGTGCCACAGTAATACCAAACGAACTCGTATTTGTTGTTAAGGCGCTTGACGCGATAGCCGATTGCGATTTCGTTCGGCTTGTCGTCTTTACCTTTCACCAGATACCCTTTTTCATACATGTGGCCAAAAAGCATAGCCTTTTCTGCCGGGGTCAGGGCGTTGACATCCAGTTCGATATCCGTACCCTCGTAGTTTGTCGCTGTTTCTTCAACCGCGTCATCGGAATACAGCTTCTCGCTTGAGAACTTGTCACTCACTTTTGCGCTGATTGCTCTTGCCAGCTTGATCGGAGTGCCGGCGGTGTAGCCGGTTGCGTCGTTTTTGGTGACCAGCGCCACATAGATGTCTTTCAGACCTACCCGGCGGCTATGTACATTTCTTTCCTCGCTCATTTACTTATCCTTTCTCCGCCTGATTGGCGGCGTTGTCCTTTTCAACTGTCAGTGAGAAGCGCAGCTGTTTGACATATAGCTCTGTATCGTCCTCGTAAGCGTCGTTGGCCTCCAGGAAGTCAAAGCCGTAGGCTTTCATCAGAGCCAGCACTTCGGCGGCCAGCGCCACCTCGTTCACCAGGCTCCAAATATTCACCTGCACCGTAGCTGTCTCGCTCTCGCTTTCATCGTCGCTGTGGTCATCCTCCGCATAGCTAAGTAGCCATAGAGAGATATGCGTTTTTGTAGTGTCCGGGTCGTACCACCCCTCACGGACCGAAATACCCCTGCCGGAGATCGGCAGCAGTGCAATATTTGCTTCATCGATTACATTTAACATATCGGTCTCCTTAATCGCCTAAATACTTGTTTGCGTATGACTGTAGCGTCGTTTCGGCAATGCGGCGGTACATGCCCTCGCACTGCTTGTTTGTTTTGTTGATGAATTCGCGTGGGGGCATTTTCGATGTGCCCCACTCCACAAATTTCATATAAAACTGCGGGCTGTTGTCGCTGAGCTTCCAGCCTACCTCTGCGTTTGAGCGGCCATCTGTGTCTGTCCTTGTGTTTGACACCGGGATCACATCAGCGGCGTGGGCAGGTGAGTACTGCACAAACCTGTGGCCGAGATACCGACCGGTTTTGCTGTGGTCCCTCGACCTGGGCACATTCTGCTTCATTGCCCTGTGTGTTTCAAGCTTGGACAGATTGATGATGTGGCGGGTGCACTGACCCACCACATCTATGGAACTTGCCTCTTGCAGGTTCTTTAGTAGCTGCTCCATACCTTGGAACTCCATGTTGACTATCACAAGATCACCCCTTATGTGGTACGCTCACACTTGATCGTAACGAACTCGCGGCTGCCTCTTGAATAGTCAATATGGTAGATCCGATAGCGTGCTCCGGTGGCTACCTCTTCCACGAAGTAGCCCTTAGCATGCCCTCGCATATCTTCCAGGGCCTTGCAGTAGCGCAGCTTGAAAACCAGCACTTCATGCAGCTTAGCAGCCATTGCCTGGTACAGTTCCTCGCCGTACAGATCTGTCGGCGTTGCCCACACATTCATATAATGTGGTGCGCCTGCCCTATCTTCGATCTGTCGGCCGCCTGTGGTGGAAAACACACGCTTGCGAATATTGATTTTAATTTCCATCGCCGGCACCTCCGTAGATCTCGCTGTACAGGAATGTGGAGACATGACCGCTGAGAAGCTGCACATTGGTGCCGTACTTCTCCCTGTGGTCGTACAGGTCCTTAACGGACATCAGCAGCAACAGATCTTGTCGTGCGGTCGGTGCGTCTGCGTTATAGCCGGGGATCAATTCGCCAAGCGTTGCCGCCGTGGCGTCAATCATCAACTGGATCAGTTCGTCATCGTCCGCATAGTCCACCCGCAGGTAGCTCTTAACCGTGTTCAGTTCCATTGCTTACCTCCGTTCTTTTGCAGTTGACTGCAAATTAGCCCGCTACTGCTTTCAAGAAGCCCTTGGCCATGGCCGCGCCGTCAACCACCTGTACATCGAAGCGGTCGCGCACCTTGCAGCCCATCTCGTCAGAGGACCAGTACACATTGGGGTTGGCCTCAATGGTCATCTTCTCACGGTCAAACAGGGTTACTGCCTCGTGCCCATCGCCCATATAAATGGGTGCGCCCTTGGCAGTGTCGGACTTGAGAGCCTTGTTGGACAGAACGGTAACAGGATAGGCACCAAAGAGCAGTCTGCTGGTCTTGTCCATCGGGTTCGGCTGCAGAATGTAGCGGCCGTCCTTGTCTTTCAGCTTGTCCAGGAAGTTAAAGCCGTCCTGGTTGGTGAACACCTCAGCACTTAGTGCGACTTCGGGATCCAGGGTCACATTGAATACATCTTTCAAACCGTCTACATCGGCGATGGTTACCGGACTTTCGCCCGCTGCGGTATCAAATGCGGCCAGGATCTTAGCGTTGCGGGTCGCGGTGCTTTTCTTGGCACAGTATTTGGTCAAGAATGCCAGCAGATTTTCGGCGGTGTCTGCCAGCAGTTCGCTGGTCAGCTTCATAATGCCGCCGTACTTCTTGATGGTGTAATCCACGGCCTGCAGCGTGGGCGTGTCTGCTTCTGTGAAGGCAGCTGCCTCATCTACTGCGGCCCACGCGGTGCTGGCGGCGTCCTTTTCGATCACGCGGCGGCCTTTGTTGACCGTTGTGTTCTCCACATTCACATGGTCCTCCAGCGCAATCAGGCTGCGCTTCAGCTCCTTGATGGCGGTCTGCAAGTCCTGCGGAACAGTCAGTCCACCGTCGGCGTCTGTGCCCTCAGCCATTTTGTTCACGATCTGCTTTTCCTGATCGGACAGGTAGTCCTCAGGGGTGCCGCCCTTACGCTTGACGGCAAACTGTGCCTTGATCAGTGCGGCAAATGCGCTTCTGCACTGCTTCGGCGTAAATTCCTGCTGATCAATGACCTGGTGCGGCTCTGCACCGGCATTGTCCTTATGGGCGTCAATTACATCAGCCAGCAGATCAAACTTCTTTTGCAACTGCTGCAATTCGTCTTTTGCGGTCTGGGCCTCGGTCAGCTTGCCGGCTTCGGCCAGATCCTGCACTTCCTGCTTCTTAGCGTTAATGCTGTCCAGCAGGGCTCTGAGCTTTTTGTTCATGTTTTTTCCTCCTAAAAATTTATTTATTTCGTTCCATAAAGGTATAAATCCGCCAGGATTTTGTCCTTTTTGGCGTCTTTGGCGGTGTCGGCGTTGACACCGGGCGGCAGGCGTGTGTACCTGTCGTAGAATGTGCTCGCACAGGCCACCATCGGCTCGGCGTTCTCCACTTCGAAGTTGAACACTTCGGTGATATTCTGCGAAGTCAACCAAGTTTCCGCCGTCATAAGGTTTGCAAGTGCTTCTCTGTCCACTTTATCGGACATTTTTGTGCTGTACAGTTCCAAAATACAGTCTTTGGCAATGCTCAGTTGCTCAATTACCGCCGCAAAGTCAGTGGCGTTACCCCAACAGCCCGTCATCGGGTCGTGGATCATCACTTGCGCACCGGTGCGAATGACCACCCGGTCGCAGGCACACAGAATGACGGAGGCAATGCTGGCGGCAATGCCGTCCACATATCCGACGGTCTCTCCGGCGTGTGCTTTTATGATATTGGCAATGGCGATCCCGGCGAACACTTCGCCGCCGCCGGAGTTGAAGTGAATTTCCACAGGCTTGTGCGGGTCGATCTGGTTGAAGAAGTCAGCGACTTGCTGGGGGCATTTGTCATTGGCATACTCACCGCCATATCCGCTGTAGTCGTACATGCAAATATCGCCGTAGAAGTTCAGCACGGCTCTGTCCGCCTCATCATAGATGGCACAATAGCCGACCTTTTCCCGCTGATTGCTCACACGGTTAAAGCGCTCAAAATTCAATACCTTGTTCATACGATCCTCCTTTCCGTCAGTCTGTGTTGTTGGCGCCGTACTGGTCACCAACTCTATCAAGCGGAATATAGGTTCCGTTGACGATGGGGTTGTCTCCGCCCTGTACCGGCGGATTGTCTTCCAGCTCTCTGCACTCATTGATGGTAGCAATGCCCTTGTCCACCTTTTGTGCGAAGATCTCTGTTTGCGTCTTGCTGTCGGTCCGCAGTAGCACTTTGTCGTTGAACTTGTAGTAGAAGCCCGCTGCCCGCTGCGGATCTGTCAGGCACTTATAGTTCAGCTCCTGCTCAATTTGCGAGATGGGAAACAGCATTGTTTCTGTCAGGAACGCCAACTGCTGTTGTTCGCTGTTTGCGTAGCTGCTTTTGGAGTAGTCATTGATCTGCGTGGGCTTGATCCCGAACGCTGCCGCAAGCTGCAAAGCACCGTACTGTTTCAACTCCAAGAACTGGGCGTCTGACAACTTAAAGTCGATTGGCTCCAGTTTGAAGCCCGGCGGGACCGGAATAATGCGTCCGGCGTTGCTGGCACCTGCACCGAATTCTTCAAACTGCGCAATCATTTTCCTTTTGGCGCCCTCGCTTAACTCGCCCGTGTAATTCAGCACGGCCTTTCCTGTCATACCGTTCTTGAACAGCTTGTTTTGGTATTCCTGCGCAGCAATTTGGCCGTCTACGGTGGACCGCAGCAGCTCCAATACAGACGCCCCTCGGTACCCATCGAATGTAAAGAAGTTCTTGAAATGTAGCACGGTGTCCGGGTCGAAGATATAGCTGTGCCCGGTGTAGCGGTCTTGATACCAGTAGTACAGCCCACCACCGTCCGTCCCGAAGATACCAGCGTCGTCAACAAGCAGACTGACCTGATTAGATGGCATGATCCACAGACCCTTGGCCTTGACAGAGCCGCCATACTTCTGCCTGGTGAAATCTTGCTGCACCCACACATAGGCGTTGCCATAGTGGTCCAGGTTGGCCGACACGCTACTCCAGAATGTGGCCGGTGTCATATATGGGTTGGGCCGCTCTGTCAGCAGCACCGCCATATCGTCCTTTTTTGCCGTTTCGATCTTACCCTCAGACTTCTGATAAAACTTCAAAGGCATTGACCCCAGGGTCTCGGCCTTTTTCTTCAGGCAAATGTAATAGGTCACATCGTTTTGTGGCCGTTTGCCGGATGTTTGAATGCCCAGAAACTCCATCAGGCTTTCGTCCCCCGGCGAAGTGCTGGGCAGTACAAAGGCGTTTCGTACTGCCGTTGCGTTTTTTCGCAGATTATCAAAAAATGGCATTCTATTTCGCTCCCATCAGTGAAAGATATTCTTCTACCACATCGTCCAAATTGACCGCCTGCTCCTCTTGCATTGCCATTAGCCATGCGTCGATCAGCGCGTCTACCGGGTCGATACGGTCCGTCTTGACTTCCTTGTCGATCTTGACCTCCCCATAGGAATTGCCCACCGTCTTGGCGGACAGCATGGAGCGGGTCAAAAGTGCGTCGTCGCCGTTATACTCCACATGCCCTGCCTTGATCTCCAGCCGTAGGTCCTCCGTAGGGGTTGACAGCACCCGGTGCGTTTGCGTTACGGACAGGCAGGGGGCGATCTCCTCCAGGTCTGCCAGAAACGCAGAAGCGTTGTGTGGATCGTAACAGATGACTTGTAGATCCAAGTCGTAGTCTGCAATCAGTTGCTTAAGGTAATTGAGAATGTAGCGGTAGTCGGTTTTTACACCGCCCATTGTCTCTGTTACCGTAATCAGGCCCTGCCGCACCCACACATCGTATGGGGCGTCGTCCGACTGTATATGTTCTTCCAGTCGCCTGGACGGCATAAAGCTGTGACTGAACACAAAATACCGCTTTTCTTCGTCCACATAGTAGGGGACAACGATACTTAGACTGGTCAGATCGCCGCCGGATGACAGGTCCAAGCCAGCGTAAACCTTTGAACCTATAAAGTCCTTTAAGGTGCGGTCTGACGCGCCTGCCGTCCATTCCTCGGCATTGTCAATGTAGTTGTTGCCCGCTGCTTGGATCCAGCAGTTCAGCTGCTTTACAACGAAGTCACGGAGGGTGTCTCCGCCCTCCCGCCGGGCCTCGTTGGCTGTTGCGATCATGTTACCCAGCAGATCCGGCCTGTCTCGAAGCAGGGGATTGGGCTTTAGCCAGTTGGTTGGCTCGAAATAGTCGTCTCCCTGGTCCATCTCTGCAATAAAAACAAATCGTGTCGGGTTATCGAAAGTACCGTCCAAGATATCGCAACAGGTTTCGTACATCTTGTGGCAAGGATATTTGAGGTTGAAGCCGGCGGTAGTGATGACGCTGATCAGGCAGGATTGCATAAATTTTGTGCCGCCCTCCAGCAGTTTATAAACCTGGTTGTTTTTATGCGCGTGGTATTCGTCCACGATCCCCAGGTACGGCCGGAAACCGTCTATTCGCTTGGTGTCACCGGACAGAGCGCGTATGCGGCTGCCGGTCAGCTTACAGTCAATGGTTGAGTTGTGTTCGTGCACATTGAACAGTGCCTCCAGGTCGTGGTCGCTGCGGATGAACTTCACCACTTCGTTGAACACGATCTTGGCCTGGTCTGTTTTGGTGGCTGCGCAGTAGATCTGTGCATATTTGTATTTTGTAAAGTTGCCATAAAATGTGGCCAGGATCCCATTAAGTATGCTTTTGCCCTGCTGCCGGGCCAGTTGTATGTATGAGGTCCGGTACCGGCGATGGTTGCCGTCTTTTGTGCGCCAACCGTGCAGGCTGCCAAGGATAAACGCCTGGAAGTCAGCGCAGACGAACGGCGTTTCTTCGTCGCCCTCGGCAATGGTCAACTTCTCGGCGAAGTTGATCAGAATTTGTGCTTGGCGTGGATCGAAGTAATAGGCGAATGGCGCCAGGTCGCTTTTTTCCAGGTCATCTAAGTGGCGTTGGCACGCTTGGATTTCTCTTTTTCCGACACCTGCCACTTGCCCGCTGCACACCCGCTTGGCGTAGTCTGTTGTGCGATCAATCGGCGACATCATCACTGACCAGGAATTTATTGACCGGCTTGTCGTTTTTCTTCGGTGCCACCAGGCCGAAGCGGGCACTCATTGTTAGACCAAAGTCGGCTGCGCCCTGCCGGCATTGCTGCCATAATCGGCTGCGGGCAATTTGCAAATTCTCGTATGTAGAGTTGTATGCCATCGTAACGGTGCCGTCCGGCCGTTCGACTTTTTTCATCATCTGCGTTTTTGTCAGCTGCTTGGTGACTTCCAAGAAGTCCCGCTCTACCACGACCAGCCGGAACAGTGCCTGGCAGTCCAGGTTGCTGACGGTGTTCTTTCCAAGCCGCTGCAGTTCAGCCACGATCTCATCGAAACGCTGTTTATACTTCCTTGGTGCGCCTTTTGGGTACTCAATATGATCCGCCGGAGCGACCAGTTCCCCCTGCCTGCGCTCTTCGATCTCAGCCTTAGTAAAGTGCTTCTTGCCTTTGGCGATAACTGCGTCTGTTGACTGCCTTTTTCCTGCCATTCTGGTCACTCCTTTCCGTAATACTTCAAAAATAATCTATCTGTCAGGTCTGTAAGTCTTTGAGCTTTCGTGGGGAGTTTTCTCCGTAAGAAAGAGTGGGCGCGACTATCCTCGGGGTGCCCCAAACTTCCCTTGCACCCCCCTCTGCTCCGCCTCGAACCGCTCCAGCAGCCGCCGCAAAAGCTGCTGCGTTTGCTTTTTTTCAGCGATAGAAGAGTCATACAGCGCCTCAATCTTGTTGTGGTTGGCGTTGGTGAGCGGAAAAAGGTTGCGCTGCTCGCAGCGTTTGCTCCAGTCCTCGCTCAATGGCACAATATGGTGGACCATCTCTGCATATTGGATCACACCATCAACATATAGCGCATACAGATCCAGTCCTCCGGCGTGTTGCAAGCGGAGCGCTCTTGCTTTGCGCCATTCGGCGCTGGTGTAGAACGCATACGCTCTCTTGTCTCTCCGGGTTGCGTTGTACTCCTTGTGACGGTCTGCCGCGTGCTGTGCACACTCCGGGCACATCTCCAGCGCCTGGGGAATGATCTTGCCGCAACGGCACATTTTAAGCAGTGCCATTCCAATGCCCTCCCTTACATTTCATTGTAGTGAATAGTTTAACGGCACACCATACAAGAAAAAACACGAAAAAAACACGAAAAAAACAAAGAAAAAAGGGGGGTGGATACCCACCCCCCTAAGGCTTAGCGCAACGCCTGCACCCCATATAGATACACGGCCAGCCGCTTGTTGATTTGGTTGATCCAGTTGTGTGGCGTGTTCTCGTGCGTTTCCATCTGCTCGGCGATTTGCTCATAAGTCTTTCCGTCGATGTATTTAAGGCGGAACGCCACCATCTTCTGATCTTCACCGACCGCCGCATAGTCCTGCGCGATCTGTACCAGCGCTGCGTCTATCTGGCTGAGTAGGCGTCGCGTGTCCTCTTGACCCTCCTGGTCCTCCGGCTGCACCTGCGAGTCTACATAGGCCTGCATTGCTCTGTAGTTTGCCATCAGTGCTTTGGTTTTCTTGACCGCTTCGTTTTTCTTCTTGTGCGCCATTTTTCCCTCCTCTCGCCCAGCGTCTGCTTAACTGTGATGACCAGCAGACAGAGTGCACACAGTATTGCTCCTGCCACCACTGCCGTGGCGGCTAACAGCAGCAAGTGGATCAGCAGACGGAACAGCAGCACATTAGCCATAGCCAGGTACTCAGCCATTCCGGTCACCGTCCTTGATCTGTTTGGCTTTGCCAACCGTGATCAGCAGCGCCGGTACATCTCCTCCAAAAACGAACTTGAACCCTTTAATCTGGTGGCGCCACATCGCTGCACCCCGCATTTGAACAACACCAAGCTGAACTTCTGCTCCCGGATCAAACTGGGCAAGGTAGCCTTGCAGGTCTGCCACCTTGAGCGTTTCTGTTCTTTTCTTATTCCACAAGCGCTTTTTAATTTCTTCCATGTTTTCTCCTCTCCGGAACTATAGTTCGTCTACCACTCTTTCTGCGCAGTACTTCGTCAACTCATCATGAAGCGACTGGGAAACTTGCATTGATAGTTCTATGATCTGTGTCTTTGGCTTATAGTTGGCGCACCACACTTCCATGTTGTTATAGCTCATTCCCATTAGGGCGTATGGGCCGTAACCGGTCATGCGGCGAAAACACACATCGCAGTGGTAACATTGCTCGCAGGTCATTGTTTCACCTCCAAATTTTGCGCAGTTGACTGCAAAACGGAAATAACGGCGGTGGAGAGTTTGGCTCCGGTGGCCGGGTCCTTGGCATTGATCTTGCCGATCAGCTCCTGTACCTTTGCGGCGGTTTGTTGCAGTTCGGTGAAATACACCCGGCATGCGGCTACATCCGTGTCTGCGCCCGCTGCCTTTGCTTGCCGAACAGCGGCGTCCAGTTTGGTGGCACTGCTGTCCAACTGCCGTTTCAGGTCTGCCTTTTCCTGCTCCAGTTTTTCCACAGCGGCTTTGGTTTTTTCCTCGGCGTCTGCCTTTGCCGTTTTCAACTTAGCATTGTACTCCTTGGCAGCTTCCTTTTTTGCCTCCTTTCGGATCGCCTCCGGGTCCGGCGCTGCGTCGGCCCGCTGCTGCAATTCTTCCAGCTGGGCGCTGTACTTGGCTTTTACTTCCTGCTCAATGGAAGAACGGAGTGCGTCCGTGTCCACCGGCTCCGGTGCTTCGCTTAATTCGCTCTGTGCCTGGCCAAGATCGAAGGTCAACTGTTCCGTCTGTTTCTTGTAGCGCTCCACCTCAGCCTTTAACTCCCTGACTGTGGCACTCTCCAAATCCACATCGGCCGCAAACTCTTCCCGCTCGTAGCTACTGATTTGAGAGATCAACTCCAGCTTGGTGATCCCCAGGTCGGCGTGGTCGGCCATATACTTCTGGCCCAGCTTTTCATAGGCTGATATGTAAGAGTATGCTTGCCGCTGCTTAATGCCACAGGCTTGCTCGGCGTACTCCTCGAATGTGTCATAGCCCAGTTCCGTGTATAGACCCTCATCCCGCATAGTCTTTAGATCGTGGCACACATCTACCAATGCTCGGGCCATTACCTGGCCGTTGGCCAGGATCCGGGCGTGGGTGTCGTAGGCTTTCTGTGTGGTGGGCGTTACTTCTTGCATTGTAGTGATTTGGTTATCCATAAGTCCTCCTTAACTGACTGCTTTTGCTTTTCTGTTTGACTTTAGATAGGCAAGCCAGGCTTGCATAAACTCCTGCACATCCGGCGGTGCAGGTCGGTTGTGATCCGCTCTGCATTGAATGACGGCGCCGTTTTTGAACTCAACGGTCACATAGGACTGATCCGGGTCCGACTGCTTTCGTACAAAAAGTATATCCGTCTTTCTGTCCAGGTATTGTTCCGTGTAACAGGAGTACACACAGTTGTGCTGGGCACAACCCTCTTTCAGCAGATCTTCCGGTCCCTCGGCCGGCCGAATGAACAGCCCGCTGCTGGCGTATGCATATTTTCGTTTCAGCTTTGGCAGATCCTTAGCTAACTTCTTTGCTCGCTCGGCTTGCTTTTTTGCTTTCTTTTCATTAGCTTGGCGTGTCAATTCTTCGGAATACTGGCGGTGCAGGTCTCGCAAGTCCTGTGGAACGGCTACCTCTTTACGGTTAACATCCAGGCCCAGTCTGCTGCACTGGTCCAGATAGTCGCTGTAATCTGACAGCACATTTGTTGGCGTTCCATATCCTCCCGCTGCCTGCCGATTTACCCAGTTTATTGCCTTTTGCGGAGATAGGTGCTGCCGCAAAACATCAAGCGCCTTGTAGCATTTCTGCTGGCTCCAGCTGTATTGGAAAGCAAGAAAAAATAGAATATTTTTATCTGTCATTTTACAGCCGTATTTTTTCAGTGCCGCTGTTGCTTTGAGTGTGTTACTGCTTATGACGCCTTTTGCTTGTAACATACGGTACTCCTGCTTGGTCAGTCGCATTGCCTTGCAAGGCACCACTTGCTTGTAGTCCATACCGGTTGTGCAGTTCCACTCCACTTGTTCGGCTACCAAGTCGCTGTTGCCCTCTTTGATCAGGCGTTCCGTGAGTACCGGGTACCTGCTGTATCGATACAGCAGCCCAAGCAAGTTGACCGGGTAGTTGGCTATAGCACTACGGTGCAATTGCTGCGCACACTCGTGGTACGCTTCCCATGGAAGATAGCGCAGATTGCTCCTCTCCAGCGCCTCTTCAAAGCCAAGCAGCTTTGCTCCCTCTCCCTCTGTACATTTCCAGTTGTTGTGATCCAGCTTAACCGGCTCCACCGTGCACGGCAGTTTGCGTGTTGGTTTCTGCTTTACGCTAATAGACATACCGCCGCAAAAATAGTCGCGATCGGCTACAAAGTGCTGCCCAATGTTGAAGTATGCAGCGTACAGCAGTCTTCCCACTTCCGGTACGGCCTTAAAGTCATGTGTGTAGTCTTCGTACACCCGGACGAAAGAAAGCAATATTCCGCCGTTCCTTGTCCGCTGCGCCACCGCTACTACTGCCGTATTACACAACTGACTACGGCCACGCCCGGCGTCTTTGACTTGGACTTCGTGCCCGCAGGCGGGGCAGCATACGGTGTCGTTATGCCGCGCAGAGCGGCAGGCGGCGTGCTTGTCCGTCCATAGCCGCATATTCTCAATGTCGATCTGCACATCCTTGCCGCAAGCGGTACAATAGCCATACCTGTGACCGCATTCTTTGTGTTTGAAAAAGTATTGCTCATTGACAAACACCTGCTTGTGCGCAAATGTCAGTATCTTTTTCTCCGGCAGTTTCGGGCGGCCGTCCCAGATTTTCTTTGCCTGTTCCTGCGTAAGCGTGTTCAGTTTTTTTCCCATATCGACACCTCACAGCAGATCCAGCAGGTCGATGATCTCAGCCTTGGTCTCTTCGGTGGTAAAGCCGTAATAGCCCGCTGCCCATTCGTACACGGTGTCATCCGGCACGGCTGCGCAGTTGCCCGCTGCTTGTTTCCGTGCGTTGCTGGTGATGTGATCCCAGCAGCCTTTCAGACTCTTGCCCTCAGCCAACACCTTATCCGCATTTTCGTCATTCACCAGGTTGTGGTCAATAATGTGGGAACACAGCAGGCGCACTGTGGCGCTGCCCATCTTCTCCGCCTCCTGGTCGATCTTATCAATGGCTTTTTGGATTTTTTCGGTCATTTCAGCGTTACCTCCTTGATCTGCGCCAGCGCGCAACGCTGGCAGTGCTCGTCCAGTTCCGTCTCGTCCAGGCCGCACCGGTTATTGATTGAGCCGTAGATACACACATCTCGGCATATCGTGGTCAAGATTGCAACTGTCGTTTTTTCGTTCTCATTCTTCATTGTTGCGCTCCTCAAAGGCCATACCGGCCACGGTGCCCAGGTCGGTGTTCAGGCACTCCGGCAAGGTCTTGTCGTGCAGGATCTCTGCGGCCATACCAGCTGCGTACTCAGAAGCGGATAACACCGTGCCGGCACTCAGCTGGATGGCTTTCTTGCGCAGTGTCTCAAATTCGTCGTCGGTCGCACCGGCGATCCACTTAACGCGGGACATCTCGCTGTCGAAGTCCGACGCATTCTTAATAGAAGCAGCGGCCACGGCGCCCAGGTTGATCAGATCCCTGCATACAGCTTCTGCTTTGGACCGATCCATTGTGCCGATCACACCTTGCATATACACGGTGTCAGGCAATTCAATATACTTTGCTTTGTCATTTCTAAATGGACAGTTTTTCCATTTACTACCAATTCGTCTTTTTGTAGGTAATGCACCATACATTTTGCACACATCAAAATGTGGACAATCTTTGCAAGTCACTCTATTTTTTCCTCCATTCTCGGCGGGTCGGGCAGTTCTCGCCACGCAAGTACCTTTGCTTTTGTTCCGCTTGAAACTTCGCCGCCCCAAGAGCCGTTGTATTGATAGCCTATTCCGTATGTTTTGAACATTCGATTGTACCCCGCATATCGGAAATATTCGTACCAGCACAGAACATATTTACCGTCCTCTGGCAGCCTGTCCTTTGCACTGATCCAGCCGTCTGGCTGGTTAAAACTTGTCATTCCTGTGCACATTGTTTTCCCTTTCAATCTTCATTGTTGCGCTCCTCAAAGGCCATACCGGCCACCGTTCCCAGGTTGATCAGATCCCTGCATACAGCTTCTGCTTTGGACAGATCCATTGTTCTGATCACGCCCTGCACGATCAGGCCGGATTTAACGACCACCAGGTCCCCGCGCCGGTACAGATCATACCCCTCTTCTTCTTTTTCGACAGGTTGTAACGCTCTGCGGTTAATGAACGCCATACTCGCACCTACGACCAGCGGTTGCCATACAGCGCCTGCGGCTACAATGCAGGTGTCCAACGGTTCTGCATATTCTTCGTCGACACATTGATCTGCCAATGGTAGGTCTGTCTTTGGCATTCTGCTCATTATTACGCTGTCGTCCTCTGCCAGGTCGGCAACGATCCGCAGCGTTTCCGGGGTGTATTCCGGGTGGCCGTAAAGAATGTACCCGCAGCTGCCGTTGCTGAGCATTTGCTCACCGTCTGGCAGGTCGTATAAAAAATAAGCCTTGCTTCGCTTGCAAATTGATAACATTTTCTTAAAGTTCATCTGTCTGTCTCCTTTACGCTTATGCCGTGAATGTACAGCATAAGTTTTCGCTTGATGATGTATTCCTTTGTTTTGGCGCCCTTGGTGTCCTCTACCACCCGCTTCCAGGTGCCGTCCGGCTGGCAGACTTCATAGACGAAGTCCGCCTTGTAGACTACCGGGCGCTCTTTTCGGTATTCGCCGACCCCTGCCGGGATCAACTCATAAGGGACCTGCTCCCGCAGGTTGCGCACCAGTCCGTGCCGTGCCAGCAGTTGCAGCTCTTTTGCCCGCTTGCACTCGCTTTGGCTGTCGTAGGTGCGGCCGTCCGCTTGGGCTTTGACTGCGTGGTATTTATTCCAACCTTTTGCCCGCTGCCGGAGATACTCCTGGTACTGGGCAGCAGTCCAGTGTTCCTGGGTGCCCATCAGCCCGCTGCCTGCTCCGCCGGTGCGTATGCCATACGGATGAACTGGTGCTCCACGGCACCAATGCGCTGCTGCTCCTGCTCCAGGCATTTTTGCATATATTTGCTGGCAAGCACCGTCTCCTCAAACTCCCGGCGCAGATCATCGGTCATACCGTACTGACCCAGGCCTTTGGCGTTCTTAAAGGCGTCCCACTTGGGCCGGATCAGCGGGTGGTTGATGTTCAGCTTAAAGCCGTAGGCGTTGTGCGGTGCCAAGATCAGCTGAGTTTGGCGTTCCTGTTCCAGGTTTCGCACCTTGTCCCGCATTTGTTCCCATTGCTGTATGTATGTCATTTTGCCCTCCTAACACAGGTACCGTTGGGTTTTATCTCGTATCGGACAGACTACATAGGACTGGTGTTTGAACCCTGTTACTTCGTCTTCCCAGTTATTAAGTGTGTCCTTAACCACATAGTAGCCTTTGGGTGCTCTGGGTTCATCGCCCCAGTGATCACTATAGATGATCTGATATTCCGGCTCCGGCACCACAAGGTTACGGCTGCGGCTGTAGCACACCCTGGACTTGGCCGTGGTGTACTTGCCCTCGTGCCCTTGCTTGATGTGGGTCTCCTCTCGTAGGTACCCGCCGTAGGTGTGGTGGTCTCGATCGTCCACCGGTACATATTGCACGCGCCCAAAAGGCCACCGGGGCAGCTTAGCTATATCTATGCCCGATAACGCCATGTGCACATGTGGGTTCTTATCCGGCATTTCAATGGCTCTCATCCACTTGAATTCAATGCCGGCCTTTTTGTATGCGTAGCGCATACGGCTCATATACTTCTTCCACAGCCTTTTCATGGACTTTAAGTCCGCAGGCCTGTCCGACTTGCGAAATGTGAATGTGGCTGTCAGATCGCCCTCACCGAAGTTGGCATTGAAAATGATCTCCTGCTCCAGGCACGCCTGGCGGCTGTTGACTGCTGCCTGGGCTTCGCTGGTCTTGCCGTAGTTGCTGCCCCTGGTGCACTTATGCTTGCTTCCGTAGCGGGAGGAGTAATGCCGCTGAATGTATATGCACTTTCCGGCGCGTATGGTCTTTTGCACCCATGGCATTTTGGTTTTCTCCTTTCTGACGGACCGGCACACTATGGAAATGATGGAAAACGCTGATCGGCTCCCGGATGGAAAAGCAAGTTTTCCACCGGTTCACCGGCGTGTTCCACATTCCCACAGTGCACAGTTCCTCATTATGCGGCGCGGGTACACACCCTGTTGCCGCCGGTCTCCTGCCTGCGCCTGAACTCGCTGAAGAATGCCAAGCGAGATATACTTTTGCCGTTGGCGTTTTGCGCCTAAAAATAATACTTTGAACAAGGCGCAAAAAAGGAGCACAGACCCCTTTTTTCGCCCTTGCCGCACGGCTTGTCCTTGACTTCTCTGCGGTCCTTATATATAATGTAATAAGCGCAGGCGTTTTACTTTCTTTTCGCCGCCTGTGTTCAAGTCGACTGGTCGCTCAGTCGGCTTTTTCTTTTTGCCCGCTGCTTTGTTCGTCGTCATACTCCAGCGGCAGCATAATGGCGGTCACTTTCGTCAATTCCATCAAAGCCTTGGTTTTCCGTTCTGCGATGACTTCCAGTGCCTCGTAGTTGCCGTCACCCCGCACATACACGGTGTCGCCGGCTCTAACGGTATTCCACGGCGCCCGCAGGACAATGTGGTCCTCATCCAGCTTAGCAATCACCAAATCAATGTAATCTTCCATTTTCATCATCCTTTCCCAATTTGACGGCGTGCAGATACGCCACATCAAAGTCTGTCAGCGGCGCCAGCAGCACCACTCTATCCTTATCATCTTCAACCACCAGCTGCTTGTCCTGTCGTGGCTCGTCCTCGTCCTTGGGCAGCACGAACACCGCCAGAGCGATCAATGCGCAGCCGGTGCCGCTAATTGCCACGGACACCCACCAATATTGGTTGTCCGCCAC